GAACTCGAGGGCAAGTCCGGCTCTGAGGTCAAAGTCACATGCCCGAAGTGTTCCCACCTCCGCCGCAAGAAGAGCTACCCCTGCCTCAATGTCAATGTTGACAAGGGCGTCTGGCACTGCTGGCACTGCGGTTGGTCAGGCGGTCTGGTTCAAGGCGAGTACAACGCCCCCACCGTGTCCCACAAAAAGCTGTACTTCAAACCCGAGCATCGCCCCGGTGCGCTCACCGATTCGGCGCTCAAGTTCTTCGAGGATCGGGGCATCACCATCGAGGTGCTGGCTCGTAACCGCATCGCCATCGAGCGGGTGTGGATGCCTCAGCTTGAAGACGAAGCCAACTGCGTGGCGTTCCCCTATCTGCGTGGCGGCGAGGTTGTCAACGTCAAATATCGAGACAACAACAAGAACTTCCGGCAGATCTCTGGCGCAGAGAAGATCCTCTACAAGTACGACGACATCGATGACGAATGCACCATCATCTGCGAAGGCGAGATGGATGCGTTGGCGCTCGAGGTTGCCGGCTTTAAGAACGCAGTGTCTGTACCTGATGGCGCACCTGCACCCACAGCCAAGACGATGGACACCAAGTTCAGCTTCCTTGAGGACGAGCGCCTCGACAAGGTGAAGCGATTCATCTTGGCGGTCGACAACGATGAGCCGGGGCGCAAGCTCGAAGAAGAACTGTCACGCCGTCTTGGTCGTGAGCGTTGCGCCAAGGTCACATGGGTGCAGGGTTGCAAGGACGCCAACGATGTACTGATCCGCATGGGCGCAGATGTCCTGCGTGAATGTATTGATGCGGCGCAGAGTTACCCAGTCGAAGGCGTTGTCTCTGTGTTCGACATCGAAGATGACTTGCAGAACCTGCTCGACAATGGCTTGCCACAAGGTGAGCCAACAGGCTGGCACTCAGTCGACAAACTCTACACCCCTGCCGCCGGTCAATGGACATTGGTCACCGGCATCCCCTCGATGGGCAAGAGCGAGTGGCTCGATGCATTGGCGATCAACATCGCCGAGTCAGCAGGATGGGTGTTCGGTGTCTGCTCACCGGAGAACCAACCCATCACATGGCACACCGCCAAGCTGTTGGAGAAGCGCATGTCCAAGCGCATCAAGGCTGGCGCTGTCAGTGAGCGTGAGTTCACCGAAGCCAAGCATTGGTTGGCGCACCACTTCCACTTCATCCTGCCAGAGCAACCAACTCTGGAGAATGTATTGGAGAAGGCGAAGGTTCTTGTGCGCCGTCATGGTCTCAAAGGTTTGATCATCGACCCATACAACGAGCTTGATCACACACGCCGCAAGGAAGGTATCAGCGAGACTGAGTATGTCTCTTCTTTCCTTACTCAGCTACGCACATTTGCACGACAGCAATCAGTTCACATCTGGTTGGTTGCGCACCCAGCCAAGCTGTTCAAAGACAAGGACGGTACATACCCAGTACCTGATGGCTATACCGTCTCTGGCTCGGCGCACTTCTACAACAAGGCGGACAACATTATTGCTGTTCACCGAGACACAACCAACCCCAACGCTTCAACCGAAGTCCATGTCCAGAAGATTCGTAGTCGCTGGCTTGGCAACCGTGGCATAGCGAACCTCAAGTGGCGTCCAGATTGCGGACGCTTCTGGGATTACGCAGACACCGTTGCGGCATTCGAGCCATACCACCAACGACAAGACGATTGAGAAAGGACAGAGAGATGTTGACCGCACCACAAGTAGAAGCTTTCCTCCGGAAGTTTGAACCCTTACAGCATGTGCTTGTTGAAGAGCAAAGCCAAATGATCTACGCACCTTGGCTCGTGCGATTGCATGGGACTGTGTCTTTGCATGGAGAGATTCATGCGTTCGAGACAGACCTTGACCTCCGTGAGTTTGCAGGTGGTGATGACCTCTTGCTATTGGCTATGCAATTGATGAAGAGTTTCGAGCAAGCAAGCAGGAAGACTTTATGAATGGTCGTATTTTTTCTGGGTACGCCTACTCTTACATCACAAAAGCTGGCGATGAAAAACTTGTCATGGCTTCGTTTGGAACAACAAGATCAAAGTCAAAAAAGTATTTGAACTATCACAATCAAATTAAGCTGGAGCCAGTAAAGCCACACAAAAGATACGCAGTTCAAGTCATGGTTGTTGAGGAGATTTCAAATGAGCGATGACATGACTGTTAGAAGTCGCAGGCTACTGAACATGGCGAAAGATCAACCCTGTGTTGCGTGTAACGCACAAGATGGAACGATAGTCGCAGCACACAGTAACCTGCTCGAGCATGGCAAGGGCGCGGGGCATAAGGCTCATGATTGCATGAGCGCGTGGCTGTGTCACCGTTGTCATTCCGAGTATGACCAAGGCAAGACCATGAGCAAGGATGAAAAGAGAGAGTTCATCTTGACCATGATTTGTAGAACGAACATCCGGCTGTGGCAGTTGGGAATGATTGGATGTAAATGATTGTGCAGTTCACGCCGACAGAGATGTATCAGATTCTTCATGTTGCATCTGTCATTCACACAACAAAACAAATCAGCCTTGCAAAGGGCGAGATCAACAACCGCCGATACAGCAAAGACATCGATGACTTCTCGATGAATCTGATTGGCGTAATGGGTGAGTTTGGGTTGTGCAAGTTCTTGCACCTCAAGTACGACCCCCCATTCCACAAGTATGGAGATGACGGCAACGACATTGACTACAGTGGATTTGACATTCAGGTCAAGACATCCTCTCGTTACTACGGCGATGACGGTCTCTTGTATGTCAACGACATTCACGCCATCCCCTCAGACATTCTTGTGAGTGCTTGCGTGGAGGGTCCAGCCAGCGTCAACTTACTTGGCGCAATCAGCAAAGAGAAGTTCAAGTCAATCATGCACAAGAGGGACTTGGGCTATGGCATGCGTGACTGTGTGTACAACCACGAGCTATCAACCATTGAGCAGATGGAAGCTTGGATAGATAAACAAGTTGACTTTTAAGGAGAGCGTATGGAAATCGAACAACTGCTAAACAACTACCGCAAATTGGGTGTGCCGTATGGTCAAGCAAAAGCCAAGCGCACCTACCTTGAGGAGTACAAGAAGAGCCTGCTCTCGTTGCTGATGAAGGCGGCGGCGAAGGAAGGACACAACAGCGTCTCTGCTCAAGAGCGTGAGGCTGCTGCCAATCAACAGTACATCGACTTCTTGAAGGCGCTTGAGACCGCCGTTGAAGAGGAAGAGAAGCTGCGTTTTGAAATCAAGAGAACTGAGATGGAGATTGAGGTATGGAGAACGGAACAAGCCAACGAGCGCATGGAACGGAAAGCGTACGGGGCTTAAGTTGTGAAGGATGCAAGTACTACTATGAGAAAAGAACAAGTGAGCAATCCGTCCAGCATCGCTGTCAGCTCTACCGAGCGGCTGCTACCCAGCGGTGCTACGACTTCCGCCCAAGGCGGATACGATCTGAAGAAGATTGAGTTCCGTATACCCGGCAAAGTCATCGGCAAAGGTAGACCGCACTTCGTAAAGAAGACTGGTGTTGCCATCACCCCGCAACAGACTCGAGGCTACGAGAGTTTGATCCGAGATGTTGCCTTGCCCTTGATGGGTGGGCATCAACCTTGGGAAGGATGTGTGAGGGTATGCATCACTGCCAAGTACAAGATCCCAAAGAGCTGGTCGAAGAAAGATCGCCAGCTCGCAATCGATGGCAAGGTTCCTCCAAAGAAGCCCGATGTCGACAATGTGGTGAAGATTGTTTTGGATGCGTTGAATAGGGTTGTGTATCTCGATGACACACAGGTCACTCAATGCACTGTGCGAAAGATGTGGGATGAGGATGAAGACTCACTCGCTGTTTACATGGAGGAGCTTGAGTAATGTTCTCGTCACCAGAAGCGGCGTTACGCTTTGCGTTTCGCATGAGAGAGAAGTCAATCGTCAGCACACCATCGGGTGTATTCATGTCGAAGGACAAAGTCAAAAGCCCGAACGCCATGAAGCTGACGGCGTATGACTTCCACGCACAGGCAGGCATGATCTTCGGGCGCATAGATCGGATGCCACAAGACCAGCAAGTCTGGGTCTATCTGAACTACGGTAATGGTAAGGAACGCAGGGAGTGCGCCAAGGTAATGGCGACAAAGCTGCGTGGAAATATCGAGGCGGTGAAGTTCGGTATGTCAGCGAGTGATGTGTCCAAAGCCCTGCTCTCGAAGAGCGTCAGGCAATGCGCCAAAGAGACTGGTCTTACCAACTATAAATCGTGGAAGATTCGTGGCTCTTTGTATGCGGACATGGAGCCGTTGATGATGCGCACCTTGGAAGAGTTGTGGGATTGGTTGAACTCTGGACAGGTGAAAGCCTGATCCATACAATAGAGCCGCGCCATACCGGCGTATGCTCTTAACCTCTCCTTTCGTTGAGCATGGGGGAACTTGCTGGACCCGGGTTCCCCCTCCTATCAGCTTGATCGGTTGCCCTTTCTGCGTAGCGGTGAGGAAGGCTCGGGAGTTCCGAGCGGCAGCAACGCTGGAGTATCGTGACCAGCATTAACACGCATGTGGATTGGTGGAGATACTCGTCAGAACCCTTGACACGCCGTAGCCAGTCGGACTCGTAGGGGCAGTCCTCAGCCGTGTTGATGGAAGTTCGTAACTTAAATTTGTTGCGCGTAAATATCGAGACGCCGTTCGAGCGCAAAGCGAAGTTTGCACCGGGGCTTTCGCCCACGGTGCATGTGTCAGTTGTTAAGCCTTGCTTTTCTTGCCACTATAAGTTCCAAGCCAGACCGTGCCAGCAACCTGAGGTTGATACCAGTTGATGTCGTACTCTGCGTCATGCTTGCAAGGAACAAGGAATAGGTTGTAGCCACGCCCCTCTTTGTCCATGCTGCGAAGTAACTGACGCAGATCTACCTTGTCGTTGGTTACTCTCCATGTTGCCGCGCTTGCAGCAAAGAAGTGAAAGTCTTTCATTCATCTTCTCCTTTTGTTTGCTCACATAACTCATCAAGTGTGAAGTAAACATTCTCGATCTTGCCTTTCACATCGTTGCGTTTCTCGATGCTATCGAGATTGTCAAGCGCATATCGAAGTTGCGCCCTCATGTAGTCCAGCTCAATGTGCCAAGCGTGTTCTTGTCCTTCTGTCATGTTGCATCTCCCAGATCTTTGACGGTGCAAATCCTTACGGTCTCAAGATCGGTTATTACCTGATGGTCACATGGATCAAAGCCGCCCCTCATAACGAATCGACGCACGGCATCGTATTCATTCTCGGCTTCAACGACATAGTCGTACTCAACAATGCACTTCTCGTGCGTCTTCACAAGATACTTCCTCATACTTACCCCAAAAGAAAGGGAGCCGAAGCTCCCGGGTTATACAGAAATTAGGAGGTTTATCGTCACGCGATAACTTTCTCCATCAGCCTGCCGGCAATCTTCTCCATGTCGATGCGGTCATCGGTATGTCGAATGTTGCGAGCGGCGGCGGTGATGCCGTTGACGAAGTCCCAGATGGACTCGGGCTTGGTGTCTTCTTCCTCAAGCACACGATTGATGATGGTCGTTGCTTGCTTGGCAGAGAACCCTTGCTTACGCAAGAAGGTCTGACGCTCATCATCGGAGCGAGCAACGATAGTCTGCTTCGCTTGCTGAATGGATGACACGATACCCAGCGTTGACTGGTTGGAGTATTCGATTAGCGCAGGCTGAACCTCTTGAATGAATCGAGTAGGCGCATGCTTGCTGTGTCGAATGGACATGCTGTGCTTGTCTGTCTGACCCCAGATGTTGCGGTTAGCGCAGACGCCGCGCAAGAGGAAGGTGCTGATACCCAGTGACTTGCTACCCACCTCAGAGTTCCATGTGTAGAAGCCACGGAATACCAAGTCGGGGTCACCGTTCTTGAGTTTGCCGATCTCGATAGGATGGGTGTCGTCCACCAAGAACATGAAGACATCTCGGTCTGAGGCGTACAGTGTGGTGGTGTCTTTCGTTGGGTCAACGAAGGGGTTGTACATACTTGTAGACCAATCAAGCATGCCGGGGATTTTCCAGTTCGTATCGCCTGTACCATTACCAGCGATGCGGCGAACAGCATCAACCAATTCAATGTCTTTGACTCGACCATACTCAACCCCTGTTGCAGCGAGCAACTGCTCCTCTGTGTAATACATCTTGGCGTTCTCTGCTCGCAGGTTAGCCAATCCCCATTGCAAGTTGATACCTGCCAAGGTGGATGGCAGCTTGCGCATATACCCAGCAGGCGCGCCAGCCAGCGTAGCCAACTGACCGAACGACCAGTGTGTAGGCTCAACCTCCATACCGAGGAACTCGAGTGACATCTTCTCGCTGTCGGACATGCTGGCTTTGACCCGGATGTCGGTGACATCTACGATGGTCTGAACTGCTGGCTCACTACGCTTGGCAACATGGTCACGCAAGTCATTGAGGTTGAGGAAGCGCTGATCATCTGGTCGGCTGAACCATTGGGAAGACACGCGACCATCGCGTGTCCCCTGTGTGGTGTCTACCTTGTAGGCGCTGGTCACTGCATTTGTTTCGGCTGTCATAACTGCATTCATTTGGTTTCTCCTAAAGCCCCCGAGGGGGCTGGTTGATTAAGCGACTTTGAGTTGAGCTTGGTCTGCTCGTTTACATGCTTCGGGTTCTTGGTCGGTCAAGTCGACACGCACATCTTTCTTCGTCACCACATAGTAGTGATCGTCATTCTGATATTCATCCTTGATGAACGGATACTTGTTGAGCATGTCGAGAACCTTGCTGAGTTCTGCGATTGGTACTTGGATGGTGACATCCCATGAGAGGCGGACATTTGCGAATTTCATTTGGTTCTCCTTAATCTACTGACACGGTGAAGCTGATGTCGTTGCGGATGATCTCCTTAACCTTGTCCTCGATGTCACCGTAGTCATCGATGCTGAAGTTGTCGTTCATCCATGTATCCATGCGGTCATTGAGATTGCTGTCCATCCAGTCACCCACTCGATCCTCGAGGTAGGTGTCCATCCAGTTCTCAATGGTCTCGTCAATCTTGCGCTCCATATTGTTGCGCCCTGATGGGTCAGCAGATGAGCCTTCCATCTGCTTGTTCACATGATCTGTAATGCGTTGCCAGAATGTCTCGTCGTAATCAACGGCTGAGTGAATGGCTTGCGACACGAGCCTGTCTTTGTCGAGTGACTCCAGCACCTCTGCCTTGACCGCCTTGACGATGACCTCGACCAGTGATGCGAGGAACGAAACTGCTTGCTGGTTTTCCATAACCTATCCTTTGGATGAATGCTGATTGAGAGTTGACGGCTGCGCCTTTTGCTTTGAGTCCGATCACATGCTGCGGCGGATCTAAGAAGCGAAGGTCATCCTCGTCACCTGATATGACTGGCTTGCCTTGCCACATGAGCGGGATGTGATCAAAGACAACGGCGACATTGCCGCCTGCCTTGAGCTGGCTTACTGCTTGTGCATGATTGGTCTCAGAGAGACTAAATGTGAGGTGGTAGTTGCTGGGTAAGTTCTTGCGACCAGCCAGCTTGGTGTAGTCGTAGAACTGAACGAACGGATACCGTTCCATGATGTTGGCGTAGTTGCCGCACTGAATAGATTCCCACGGAATGTCTGATGTTCCGTTGAGCCTGACGCAAACCGTGAGGTTGTGTCGCATGCCGTACCTGATTGCAGTTGATATGTCTTTCACCAACTGCGCCATGAATGTGCCGCGATCTTCGAAGAACCACTTGGTCTTCTTGATGCGCGCCTGTTGCGTAGCGTTGAACTTGCCGCGCCCTGATGTGTTGAGGCATAGCTTGGTGCATTCCGGAGAACGACCGCCGCATACCTCGTAGCCTGATAACTTTGCTGGCGCAAGATGCAGGATGAAAGATACATACCCTCTGCGTTCGCCTTTAACGAGCTTGGCGTTCGCTCGGGTGAGTAGCTTCATGTGTTGTGTCGAGAGATCAAGTCAAACAAATCAATAGAGATGTCATCTGGAATCAGATGTTGTGTCTCCATTGCTGAGAGTGCAGTCATGATGTCGAGCAATCTGAATACATCCTGCGCAGCAGCATCAATCTGTGCGCGGACATGAACCTGCCATCGATCCATAGCATTTCCTTCCTATAAAAAAAGAGGGACTGTCCCCTCACTTCTGAGGGGGACAGCCCCGCCGTGTAGCTGGAATTACTTGGTTGTTTCCAGTGATTGGATGTAGCCCTTGAGTCGGGCTATCTGTTTCTCTCGATACTCGATCAAGCCTTGCGTGTAGTCACGAGCCGTGCGCAGTGTCATCAGCTCACGCTCTGCCACATAGAGATCATCCTTGGCTATCGATGCCAAGGTAGGTTTCTCAAACAGAAACTCACCGAATCTGCGCAAGACTTTTAGCATTCTTAAACTCCTTGATTGCCGAGGTAACTCTGTCGATTGCATGCTTGTCGAACCCTCCAATGTTCCATTGCTTGATCTGATGGACAGGTTTGCCTGCCGTGCCGAGGTAGTTGTATCCATTCTTCCAGTTGTAGATGGATGCAACGGTGTTGTCGGCGAACCTGATATCCCATTGTGCGTCGGTTTTGTAGTCGTCATAGCCCCGTCGCAGAGGCTGTCCAAAAACTTGAGTGAGAGTTTCGAAGTCACAGTCTATGTATCCTTGAAGATGAGTGCCGCTGATGTCGATGTCGATTGTGTTGTGCGTTGCGTGTAGCATGATTACCTCACAGTACTGGTAGTGTTTGTTCATCAGGGTCTGTAGTGAACAGCGCCCCAGCGTTGTTGCCTTCGTCGTCGGCGGATGGGTAGATCAGTACGCCATTGTCGAGCTTGATGACAACGCATCTGGTGTACCAGCCATGATCATCCGCCTCACCTTGCGTCATGTACCTGACGCCAACGATCTTGCGGTTGAGTAGCAGTTTCTTTGCGACCTCTTCCCAGCGGGAAGTCAATTCAGTTTCAGTCATAAATGCTCCATGTAAATATCGAGTCGTGAGTGACAGCCAAGGGTTGCCCCTTGGTTCTCGTTATTCCGGTGTCTTCTCAACCACACACTGGATGTAGTGCGTGATGATCCCCTCGAGGATGTGAAGCCGGGGTTTGTTCTTTGCTTGCGCAAGTGCATCGATGAACCAGTAATGACTGGGTGTAACGCCGACAGCAAAGCTGTCCACCTTGTTGGGTTTAGAGTTGCGCTTCGGGGCTGGAAGTACATTCATCTTCCTGCGTTCTGTTGCCATGATTTAATCCTTAAAGCTGATTGTTACTTTGTATTCTTGGGCAGCGTAATCGAAGATGTCACATGCTATGAAGTCGTTGCCTTCATCATCCGCCCGAAGAATCAAGTCGTAGTCCTTGCCATCAAGACTGAACTGAATGTGTTTGTCTTCTTTCATTCGGCTTCAATCTTGTAGCCACGGTTCATCCATGCTTCCATCTTCATGTTCTTGAACCAATCGGCGACGGTGGGAATGCGACCACCACAATCTTCTTTCACATGCTGTTCGCCAATGTATCTGACTGGGACTTCACGACCATCAGAGTTGATGATCACTCGCCCGAACACGCGCTCGCATTCAAAGATGCCTTGACTGTGATGCCGAAGCGCGCGGTGGCGCGCATCAGCGAACTGTTCTTTGGTTGCATCGAACCAATCATGAATGGCGGCATAGTCTTCCGGCTTGCCACCCCACTGTTTAACTGTTGTCATTGAGTGATGGTGCGGGTGCATGTGCAATCTCCGTTACTGAATAGATGGATTCGTCTGCGTCGACGCGCTTCCAGTTACCTGATAGATCCCATGCTTTGTCTTGCGCCGACTCTTCGTCGTCTGCCTCAACATCTATCGAGTCAGACAGGTACTCGGTTCGATGTAGTTCAACTCTGTAGATAGGCATGACTCAGTCCTTGAACTCAAGTTCTTCATCGAGGTTGAAGGTGTCGGTGTTGTACTCGGTGTAGCGGGTGCTGACCTCGAGGTTTGTCTCGCCAGTCTCAAGGTCGAACTCCA